TTTATTGGATAGTTCTTTAGAATTAAATCCGTAGTATCTGTACCTTTGTATTTCTCTACATAATCACTTGCAAATATATTTCTGCCTATTAACTTTTGCATTTGATTGCTAACTCCATTGATGTACATTACTAATGAATTTTGTATATTAGTATCTGTAGCATCTAATCCAGAAAAAGTAGCTTGTTCCTCTGCTGTACATAATGCATTAGAATTAAGTTGGATTGCCATATTATCACCTCTATAAAAAATGAAGGAGTAAGTTATTATTCCCTACTCCTTCATTTTATCTATTTAGTTTCAGTTGCTTTTACAACCTTAGTTTCTACCTTTTTAGATCTATTACATTTACATTCTTTTATATCTTTACCACATTGACTACAGTATATTTTAGGTTCATATGTTTTATTAGCCATTGAAACCCTCTCCATATTGAACATCTCCAAGAACTGCATAAGTATTGAATGTAGGTGCAGTACCTGTACTTGATGTAACAAGTCTAATATATTGCTCTGCTCCAGTTAAATCTACATCTAAGAATGTATCTGTATTACTTGTATCTAAGGTTACTTCAATTGGTGCTCCATCAGGTTCATAGTTTGCCATATCTGAACCATCTGCCGCATTACCAGTCTGTATTGTTACTGTCACAGAAGAACTTGCCGCTACATCTGCAACTGCTAATCCTATTAAAGTACTTCTATAACCAGTTCTATCAATTATTAATCCATTTCCTATAGCTCCACCAGGAGTATTACCTGGTTTAACTATAGTTCCAAATGGTAAATTTCTTTTCATATATTCTCACCTCTCCTATTTAGTGTAGTAGGTTCCTACAGAGAACGCTGAACCATATACTGCTCCCATATCAAGGATTGTTAGGGCACGCACAAGTTGCTCGTCATTGTCAAATGCATTTCGAATGTTTCCATGTTCATCTAGGTAAGTAGCATCTTCGCTTGTCTTAATCTCTACATCCATTTGTTCACCAACAAAGAACTTGTCAAAATCTCCAAAGAATATGTCAGCTTTTCCGTGAGCATCAGTTCCTGTTTGAATTTGATTTGTTTCAATGTATGGGTAACCATGGAAAGTACCTTTTAATAATTCATCTCTGTATTTATACATAAATCCATTAGTAAATGTAGCATTGTAAAGAAGAGTGAATACATCGGGGTTAAATATCCATCCTGGTTTTGCCATTTGAATATTAGCTTTTTTAATAGGTCTAATTAAATCTACATATAATTCGTCGCCATCAACCATTTCGGTTGCTCCTACCTTGTTTATTCCTGGAGTATTTGCTATACCTGTTGGTGTATATTCTGTGCCTGTTCCATATAATGCTGCATGATCCATTGCTACTTGTAACTGCATAACCATATCATCTCTAACCATTTGATCGGCACTGAAACTTTCAGACCTCAATAAATCATTGGAAAAAGGTGTTTTAACTGTAAGCTTTTTAGAAGATAATCTCATACCAGCAAATTTAGCTATAGATGCATTTTTAGATTGGTCTTCACCTATCCACATTCCCGTAGTACCTTGTACCATTTTTCTTATAGTTAAGTTGCCATTAGGCATTGGCACTTTTCTTGCCCCCAAAGTCATTACAGCTAATTTATTATAAAGTAAAGGAATTATTTCTGGAAAGTAAGCTTCATTTATTACTATTCCAGCATTTCCACTAGCGGACATTGCCTTTTTCTCTAATTCTTTAACCTCTTCAACAAACTTCTTATCTTTCTTTCCATACATATTTTCTAATACATTATCAAAACTTTTCTTTTCCTTCTGTGCCATAAGCTGTGCTTTCCATATTCTAGCCATTTTCTGACCTTCAAAATAATTATCCTTAACTTCTATGTGAGGTGCGGTATTAGGTCTTTGAGCCTTCAATTCTAACTCATCGATTCTCTTTTTTACATCATTGACGGTCTGTTCAAAGCCTTCAATTTTAGTACCACTTTCTTTAACACCTTTTTCTATGTTAGTAAGTAATTCTTTTACTTGTATTTGTGGTTCTGCCTTTGGATCTGTTGCTGGTGCTGCCGCAAAATGTTGTAAGTTCCAATCTAAAATACAACTAATCTTTTTCTTATTCACTACTCTTCATCTCCTTTAAAATACTTGCTTAATCCCTCAAGCAACTGCATGTCCTCACTCTTTAATTCAAGTGTATCATCATTCTCTTTTTCCTGCTGATTTGATAGATTTTTAGACTTTTTAGAATCATCTTGATTATCATCAGGATCACCATCTGGTTCATCTTCACAATCATCACCCAATAATTCCGTAAGTAATGGTAATATATCATCAATGCCATCTTTACAATGCTGCAACTTGTCCTTATTAACTTTACTTATTTTCTTACCTGCTTTTCTTTCAAAGTAAGCTTCTTTAGTTTCATACTTAAAATTTAAAGATTTTTGTGACAGTGCAGAAATTAATCCAGCCATAACTTGCTTATACATAGCGCAAAAATCATCTATAGTACTATTTGAAGCATTTAATTTATCTTCTATAGACATTTCATCATCTTGTATTATGCTATCCAAGGACTGGTCTAATGCACTTTCAGCATCCCATCTAGCCTCTCTGTTTTGTCTTGTCTGATATACAGCATTAAAATCAATAGCTTTATGCTCAATTGGATTTTTCTTTGATTTAACACCTGTTACCGGTTCCTGTGATTCTTCAATTTCATCATCACCAAGCTTTTTAAGATATAAATTAACCTTAGATATCATTTCTTTTCTTTCGGCATCATCTAGTTTTAATGAATTCTCCTTCAATCCCTTTGCCACAGATCTTATACCTTCTGGTATAGCCATTAAATTACCATCTACAATATCAGTAAAACCACATTTGTATTCTTTATCATCAAAATAAAAGAACGCATTTTTAACATCTTCAGATATATTTTCTTCACCATCTTTATAGGATTCAAGAACATTCTTAGCGGCAATATTACTATCCCACTTAGTTTTAACATCCGCTAAAGGTAGTTCAGTAGATCCAGTTACTCCTTTAGTTTTCACATTATCACTTCCTATATTTTTATTTTTCACACTGGAGACAACACTTTGAGAGTTCATGGGAAACGTTACAAGTGAAACTTCCATAATATTTATGTCTAACAAATCTCTAATGGTCTGGTTATTTTCGGTAACATATTTAAAATCTAATGTCTGATATCCTATAGAAAGCTTTAGAAGTCCTTTCTTAAGTAATGCATATCCTTCTGCCGCTTTTGGTACCATATATTGTTTATCATCATCTTTATCTAGTGTGAGAGTTCCGTTTACTTGTATTCCTTTAGGTGTGTCTGTTAGTAATAAACTTCCAATAGGTGAGTGAGGATCATGTTGCCATAGCATAGGTACCGTCTTTTGATTATTTCTAGGGCCTATACTTGGAAGACATCTATCATTACCATCATCTACGTTGTTGTATGGGCTTGCTAATCCTACGAATGTTCCAGTTTCATCTATTTCCTTAACTTCAATGTGAAAGCTTTTATATTCATACTTCAAAAATATCACTTCCTTTAACTTCTAAGGTGGAGTATATCACAGTGTTTCATTATCTGCTTAAAACAGAATTTATAAGAAAAATATAGGGAAATCTATTTCTTCTCTTTCAAATTGTTCTTTTATATATCCCTTTGTTAACATTGAAAATTTATAAATATCTACATCGAATTTCTTTCTTAATTCTATAGCTGAAAAATATTTTTGCTTGGCTTCTTCGATATCTGTAAACCCATATTTAAATAAATCAGACCTACCACTTATAATGTTATTTAATATATCTATTCTTTCATCTATCTTTTTCAAGCATGATTCTTTTAGAACTATCGCTTTGTCCTTAATAACTTCATTTATCAGCATATCTCTTATGGTTATAAATGAAGTTGGTGTTAATCTCCCAATTTCAATATTTGTGCCCATTTTTATTCCCCCTGCAGTAATATTATCCGCTCCATATTCCTTTTTATTATTTTCCATAGTATTCTCTTTAATTTCTTTATTAATAGGAATATAATAACTAAAATCTAAACATGAATTACAAAATGAATCGTCATTAATTACTATATCTCTATGGTTACAATTCACACACTCTTTCATTAATTCTCTACCTCAATTCCAATCTTTTTAGCTATAGCTATTAAATCATCACCAGTTATATTAGGGCAGAATTCTCCTCTTTTCTTCATCTCAACATCTGCAAACCAACTTTTTAATTTCTTTTTAGTAACAGTATTATGTATCTCTTGTGTCATAAGTCCAAGAGTTAACTCATGTATCACATTTTGTTCCTCTTCCTCTGAATATTCCATTTCATCAAAATAAGCATTATCATCCATTAAAATCAGACTCCTATTTATCAAAAAATAAAAAAGAGTGATATTTATTATCTACCACTCTATCTTGCTTAAGTTTTTGTGTTTCTCTATTTAATGCTGAATATTCACCAAAGTATTTTAATTCTGCCTTTCTACGTGCTTCAATTGCATCTTGCTTGTCTTCAAAATATCCAAGAAATTTATTATGCCCTTTTAAGCATATTCTTACTTCCCATTTACTATATCTTTTATTCCAATAAACCCCTTTTGCGCCGCTCGTATTATCTGATGGTATTTTAGAATTCATTGCATTTTGTGATTTATTGCAAATACGTAAATTATTTTTTCTATTATCAAGAGTATTACGGTTTATATGGTCTATAATCATATCTTTAGGTGCATTTAATATAACTCTATGCATTTGTTTCATTATTCCATTTACTCTTCCAACTGCATATCCATGATAATTTATCATCCATTTATATTGTCTTAAATTTTCTAAATTCTCTAAATCAACTTTAACTTTATCAATAGGTTTATTCTTTATATTATATAAAACTATTTCTGCGTAATCTTCATGCAGTATGATTTCATTTTTGTCAAATTTAGTTCTTTCTAAAATTTTGCCATAGCTTCTAAGTTGTGAATGATGCCTTTTACAATATCCGTTATATAGAGCAATTTCATTACAATTATCTACTTTACATTTCTGTTTTGGTAAAGACATTAATTTCTTAATTTTATTATGTCTTCGCATTTTTTCGTAGTGCTTTTTACACATACCTTTACAATGTGTATCTCTATTGCATCCTTCAACTTTGCACTTTTCCATAAAACCACCTCTAAGTATTTCAAACTACACTTATATTATACTATACTTATTGCTACAATACAACACGTATTGTATAATGATTAAAAGGTGATAATATGAAATTAATTTTGAAAGAATATTTAATTAAAAATAAAATATCTGTATATTCATTAGAGAAAAAAACTAAAATAAGTCATAAAGCTTTATATGATATGGTTAATGGTAAAACTAAATCTATAACTTTTGTTAACTTAGGGAAAGTTTGTAAAGCTTTGAATTGTACTCCCAACGATATATTTGAGATTAATAGTAAATAATTTACTTAACTATAGTAAAGTACACAACGGCAATTAATTAATTCTTGAGGGGGCAAACTACCATCACCAGGATACATTCCGCCATTAGGAAAAGCTTCATCTATAGGTATTGTAAGCCCATCCATTATTGCATGAGTGGGTCTTACATGACTATCTTCTGCTGTAACGTATGTTTTATTTTTAAAAACGCTTTTCTTGGCAGTCATATAATTACCGGTTAGGAATGACACATGCGTTTCCGTTAAAGCAATTGTAGTAGCCCTACTCTTAGAATACTGTTCTATCTGCTCAACTAAATCATCTGCAATCTTGCTTGTAGAATCTCCATTAATTAAACCCTGCTCAATAATATCTCTGGTTATTTTTTTAGTAGTCTTGTTTACAAATGTAACTTGATTTGCTCCATAAGTCTGTAGCCATGTTAAGTAATCATCATTAATAACAGCAAATAAACTTCCATCCCAAGGATTAGTAAATTGTACATTATTAAAGAACTCACTTCCTGCCTCTCCACTTTGTAAATATAATGGCTGCATTGCATCTAAAAACTCTTGGGATTGGCCATCAATAATTCCAGATAGTATTGCCATAATCATATCTAAAATCTTTTTTATTTCATCATCATCCGGACTGTTATCATCTTTCTTTTCTTTCATATGTTTTAAGAAAGCCTGTTTTAGGACCTCTGCCTGTTCTGTTAATAGCTTGTATATAAGTTTGGTAAAAGCCTTCTCTATATTAGCCACAGCCTTATCATAGCCTTTTGATAGCCTTTTCTTTATCTTTTTATGTTTATTATCATCTGCCTTTCTTTCTAATATATTAAATTTGATTTAGTATCTGACTTTGAACCGTCTTCTTGACTTGCTTGTGAATGTGAATCATCTACTTGTGTTGTATCTTGTTGGTTATCCTGTGGTCCATTATCATTGATAGACACTAGATTCATTGGAAGATATACTTCACCATCTACTATTGCATAACTTCCTTGTGGTGCAACTATATCTCCACCTTTGACCTTTTCTAATCCTCTAGCTTCACGTTTTTCATTTATGGTCATTTCATTATTGTTAAGCTTATCATTAAGTAATTTAATATCATCTTGTAAAACTGGTATTTTAGAATAGTCAGGTTCTAAAAATTGATTATCTTCTAGTCCTAAGAAATTGCCTAAACAATCTCCACATTCTTGCATAAGAGGTATTGCAACATTTGTATACAATGCCTTCATTGCTTCGTTCT